ATATTCCCTTCATGGGATACGGCATACAGCACTCAAGATTATAAAGACACATCATTCTCAGCCTGTACTCGATGGGGTATATTCTGGGATGAAATGGAAAATCGACATAATATTATGTTGTTGGGAAGATGGGCCGGTCGTGTTGATTATCCAACATTAAGACAAAAGGCGATTGATATATCTAAGAATGATGATATTGACTGCCACTTGATAGAGAAGAAGGCAAGCGGACAATCTTTAATTCAAGACCTTCGAAATGTCCGTGTTAATGGTCAACGCATTATGGTTCGTACCTATCAGCCCGACAGAGATAAGATAAGCCGCGCTTATGCTGTTCAAGAAATGCTAAGGTCAGGACAGGTATTTATTCCAAATAAAGATTGGGCATTTGATTTTATCGATATGGTATCTAAATTCCCATCCGGCGCTCCGCCATGTTCTGACTATACTGATACTATTACTCAGGCATTACTATATTTAAGAAATGGGCTATGGGTAAAACATCCTGACGATATAGACTATAATAACGAAAATAGTATTAAATTATCTGACGAACAAATTGAAGATTTAGAAGATAATACGTTTAGTTATTATGGTTAATAATATAAAAGATGATTATATGAACGACGATGAATTGAATATAGATGTCATATTACAGGCTGTTGAATCTGCTAATCAAGACGATATACCTATTGAGCAGATATTAACGCCTGAAGAATTACAGTTATATAATGAGTATATTGGCGATAATAATACCGATGTTTCTTCCGGCCATTATGACAATCTTGTAGGAATAATCGACGATCAAAAGGTCAAACGATTAGCTCAGGATGTTATTGACTGGGTTCGATGGGATGAAGATTCCCGAAAGGAATGGCAAGATAGAGAAGTTAAAGGACTGCGATTATTAGGGTTAAGCGATAAAACTGGCGAGACACCCTTATTTAAAGGCGCGTCAACAGTCACACACCCATTACTGATTGATTCTGTTGTACAGTTCCATTCGCGTGTATTGGGCGAGATATGGCCACCAGAAGGCCCGGTTAAAGCCATTGTACTGGGTGAAAAGACACCGGATAAAATGCAGCAGGCTAAACGTGTTGAGGATTATCTTAATTACCAATACACGGAAGATATGCCGGGCGGATTTGACGAAGAAGACATGATGTTATTTCGCCTCCCGATTTCTGGGTCATGTTTTAAAAAAGCGTATTATGATCCAACATACCAAAAGATTTGCTCAAGGTTTATCGAGCCATCCGATTTTATCGCTCCGTTTTCTGCTACCGATTTAGAAACAGCTCCTAGATATACTCATCGATACAGGCAATCACATAATGTTGTTAAAAAGCTAATTGTTCAAGGGTATTATGCCAATATCCCTATTTCCGAACCTACCAATGAACAAGCCGAATATCCTGTTGTTAAATCTGAAATAGACGATATAGAAGGAAAAGAGCGCGTTAGTCAGGATGATAACAGACATACTATTCTGGAAATGTATGTCGATTTAGAACTAGAGCCTGATTTTGAGTATGCACTACCTTATATCGTTTTTGTTGATCGGGATGAACAAAAGGTTTTACGAATACAGAGAAACTGGAGACCTACCGATGGAATGCAGCGCAAACGTATTAACGTCAGTCATTATCGGTTTAAACCAGGATTAGGATTTTATGGTTTAGGGTTACTCCATTTAATCGGTGGCCTTGCTAAAAGTTCGACCGGATCACTGAGAGCCTTATTAGATTCAGCAGCATTCGATAATTTACAAGGCGGCTATCGGTCAAGCTATGCGCGTATTAAAGGCGGGGATGAACCGTTAGCTCCCGGCGAATGGCGCGAGATTGATTCAAGTCCTGAAGAGCTTAAAAACGCATTCTTCCCAATTCCGTATAAAGAACCTTCAGGCGTAATGTTCCAATTGCTTGGCTATCTTGACGAACGTAGCCAAAGGATTGTTGGGACTAATGATTTGATGTCTGGTGATGCCAATCCGAATGCTCCTGTAGGGACTACGCTTGCGCTGATTGAACAAGGCGGCAAAAGCTTTGCCGACATATTGCGCCGTATTCATAAAGCACACAGGGATGAATTTAGAATTGTTGCCGAGTTAAATTCTCAATATCTTCCTGATGATGGATACCCTTATATAACGGGCGCTGGCGATAAGCTGATTATGGCTTCGGATTTCGACGAAAGAGTTGACGTTATTCCGGTATCCGATCCTAACATCATTTCCAATTCTCAGCGTATTGTTCAATCACAAGCTGTATTGGACATGGCTGAAAAGTATCCGGGCCAGATTGATTTAAAAGCCGCTATTAAATCCATGATGGAAGCTATCAGGATTACTAATGTTGATGAGCTATTAGCGGCTGATGAAGAAACTCAGCAGATGCAGCAAAAAGCGGCCATGCTGGATATACAAATCAGAGAAGCAGAATTGGCAAAGCTTAATGCAGAAAAAGAAAAGATCGATGCTGACAAAGCCGAATCGCTACTAAGAGCCATGTTTTCAGCAATGCAATCAGCTAATTTGCTTGTTCAAAATCCTGATATTGGTCCATTAGCTGATGAACTATTTAGATCATCAGGTGGTAAAGATTACAACGGTCCGCCTATCGTTACTGCACCACAAGCTGCTATTGCTCCAATACCTAATATCCCGCAAAACACAAGCCCTGGCTTTCCTGCTAATCCAAAATCGCCGGTACAAGGGGTTAATGCCGGGATTGAAACGCCACAAAATGAGACTTTGCAATAATGATAATCGATGACCCTATTATTGCTGAAATAAAGAAAAGATTGCTAGAGAAATCTAATAGAATATCAATGGCGTTATCTGATAATAGCGTTTCATCATTAGAAGATTATCGCCATAAAACTGGTATAATAAGAGGATATAAAGAATCTATTAGTATAATCGATAATTTGATTAGAGAATTAATTGACAATAAATAATTATTAGCTAATATATTGATAACATAATTATTAAGTATAAAATATGATATTTGAATCCGACAATATTGATCCTAGTAAACTACCAATCCCGTCAGGCTGGCGGATATTGGTTGCTCCAGTAAAAATACAAGATGAAACAACAGGTGGAATTATACTTGTTGAGGAAAGCAAAAAGACAGCCGAATATTTTGTTGATGTTGGAAAGGTTTTAGCGATTGGTGAGGATGCGTATAAACATCCTAAGTTTCAAGGTGGAATACCAATCGATGAAAGAGAGCCGAAACCTTGGTGCAAGCCTGGGGATATTATTTTATATAATAGTTATGGCGGCAAGAATGTTTTATTAAAAGATGGCAATGATTATTGCAAACTAAAAGTTATAAACGATGATGATGTTTTATCATTGATTAATGACATTAGTGTATTTGATTTTGTTTAATCTGTAGTTTAACTACTGTAACCATGCGGGAGCATCGTTTTTCCCGGTGAAGGAAAATTAATTATGAGTGAAGACCAAGACTTCGATACCGTTATCGATGATAGCGATATTGATGAAAGTAGTGTTATAGAAGATCAATCCGAATCTCAAGAAGAGGTTAATAAATCGGAACAGGAAGACAAGGAAGCCTATAGTAAGCGTGTTCAAAAACGTATCAATAAAATCCATTGGCAAAACCAACAGGAAATTAAGAAACGTGATGAACAGCTTAATGCTTTAAAACAAGAGCTTGAAGAGATCAAAAAACACCAGAAATCCCAAGCGGAAGATTCTCAATTCACTGGCTTACAAGATAAGCAAAAGGATTTGATGAATCGTCGTAAGGACGCTATGGAAATTGGTGATTATGACGCTGTTAATACCATTGATGATGAATTAATGGATATTAAAATTCAGCTAAAAAGCAAACCTTCTACTGACACCAAACAAACTACTGATAGTAACTATCAGGAAATGCAACAAAGGCAAGAGCAGCAACAGCCTGTTAATGAAGCCTTTGCAGAATGGCAAAATAGAAACAAATGGGTTTTTGACCAGGCTCAACAATCAAGACTTGCTAAGGCGAATCAGGTTTATAGCCAACTGTTACAAGAAGGCTATGACGAAGAAGAGTTAGAAACTTATCAAGAGCTTGACAAGAGATTAAAGAAAGTACTGCCTCCTGCTGTCGGCGCTCCAGATCGAGGGCAAACAGTAGGGAATGAAAAAGGGTTTACTGCCGAAGATCGAAATATGATGGTAGGCTTCGGACTCAATCCGAATGACCCTGCAGCTCGAAAACTATGGTTAAAAAACAAAGGTTAATATTATGTCATATACAAAAGAACAAAGAGCAGCAAAAGCTGAACTGTTGGAAAGACAGTCAAGAGAGCATGAATCAAGAGAGGCCGATGATATTCACGAAGAATATCCAGAAGCATATTATAGTGACTATCTTTTAGACACGACTAATATTCCTGCAAGACCTGGATTTGTGCAACGTTGGGTCAGGTCTACAGTAAGAGGCGAGGTTGACCGTTCTAATGTATTTAAAAAAATGAATAGAGGCTGGAAGCCTAGACTGATTGATACTATTCCAAAAGCGCAAAGGATTCTACGAATGGACTTTGAGGGCGACCAAGTTGTCGGTATTCATGGGTCCATATTGATGGAAATTCCTAAAGCGTTATTCGATAGACAATCACAAGCTGTTAAAAGCGCTACTCAATTACAGATGGATGCTGTTAAAAATGATTTATATCGCGTTCATGAGAGAGATTCTGGTTTATCACGACCAGAATTTAATAATCAATCTTTCGTAAGAAAGAGAGGCGCGATCACTATTGACGATGATTAATTAATTTAACTTTACTATTGTCGAGAGACAAGAGGATTTAACATGGCAAATTCAAACAAGCCGTTTGGATTGCGCCCTTCCCGTCACATGACCGGGGGCGAAATTCAATCAAACGAATATTGGATTGATCCAACTTACACGACTGCTATTTTCAGAGGCGATGTCGTGGAAGGCGTGGCAGGTGGTAGTATCGAACTCGCGGAAGCTGGCAACGTTGATAACGTTGGCGTTTTTTGGGGTTGTGAATATGACGATTCTGCTGGATCACATCATTTCTCACCTTATTGGCCGGGAACCGCATCCTGCACAAACATTAAAGCTGTTGTGTATGATGACCCGAAAATTATTTTTGAAATCCAAACCGATGCAACTGGCGCAACTGTAGCCGACATTCACCAAGGCGCAGACATTGAGTATGTTGCTGGCGATACTAAAACAGGTGTGTCTAAAGTTAATTTGGATGTTTCTGCTGGACTTGGAACTACCGGCAAAAGTTTTCGCATTCTTCGCTTGGCTAATAAGCCATCTAACGAATCCGGTGCTTATGCAGTCGTAGAAGTGCTGTTTAATGAACACGTCATGATGGGCGTTGTTTCAGGCGTTGGAGGTATTTAATCATGGCTATGAATAGAGCGAATTTTGCAAAATTATTGCAACAAGGCCTTAATACTGTTTGGGGTATGGAATATAGCCAATACCCGGAAGAGTATAAGAAACTCTTTATGATCGAAAACTCAGATAAGGCGTTCGAAGAAGACCAATTGGTTTATGGTCTTGGTGAAGCTGTCGTTAAAGCTGAGGGCGCAAGCGTGTCTTATGATGAAGGTGGAGAGGCTTGGACTTCCCGCTATAATCATGAAACCGTAGCCTTGGCATTTAACATTACTGAGGAAATGGTCGAAGATAACTTGTATATGAAAGCCGGCGCTAAATATACAAAAGCTTTGGCCAGATCGATGCAGCACACCAAAGAAATTAAAGGCGCGGCTGTATTGAACAATGGCTTTAGTGCGACCTATGGTGACGGTGTTGCTTTGTTAGCATCTACACACCCATTAGCCGGTGGCGGTACTGCGTCGAACATTCTCTCAACTCCTGCTGATATTTCTGAAGCGGCTTTGGAAGATATGCTGATTATGATCCGCAAGACTGTTGACGACCGTGGCATTCCTATTGCTATGAAAGCCGTTGATGTAGTCATTCCGCCTGAACTGGAGTTTGTTACTTGCCGTTTGTTGGATAGCAACTTGCGTCCTGGAACTCCAGACAATGACGTTAATGCTGTTAATAAGAAAGGTATCTTTGGTCGTGAGCCGGTAATTATTACCCGTTTGACTGACCCAGATGCTTGGTTTATTAAAACAGATATTAACGATGGCCTTAAAATGTTCCAACGTGTTGGTGTACAGACTAAAGCTGAACAGGATTTTAATACTGGTAATTATCGGTATAAAGCCCGTGAACGCTATAGCTTCGGTGCGACTGACTGGCGTGGAATATTTGGGTCGAGTGGCGCTTGAGATATACTTACTCTAAGTGAGTAACATTGTGTGATATAATTAAGGGGCGAATTACCGCCCCTTTTTTATGGAAAAAATTATGTCATGCTC